ATATTACTTAAATCATTACCACCTACTAAGCCATTCAAATTGCCGGTTGGGCAATATTTAAATATTAATGATAATGCTAGAATTCTTGATGCTCAAGTTGGTGCCTATGAGGTTAAAATTGAAGAAGAAATCAAGAAATGTGAGGAAAGAATGAATGCAGCCAATGCTTCATTTATTGTCAAGTCAAGTATGCGTAGAAAAATCAAAAATTTAAAAAAACAAAAAACAGAAATAAAACAAGTTGGAAAAATTTTGATTTTCACACGTAATAATGTAGCATTTAGAATACATTTTGGTCTTCCTAAACCAAAAGATTATACTAAATATTTAGCTGATGAAGCAAAAGAAGAATTTGAAAAATATATCGAAGAAGATAATGCATTTGCTAAGTATATTGAAGCTAGTGTCACAAAGATTATTGGTGGTGACCCAGATGAAAATGTTGGAATTGTTGTTTCTACCTTTAAGAGAATTTTCAGTAGTTCTCTTCAAATTAAAGATTTTATAGATACTGTAACCCCTGACACCTTAGCGACTAAATTTATGGAAAATAGTCTTCCAAATTTATTAAATGATCATAAGCAACAAAAAATAAAAAAACTTAGATCACCTGATGGATATGTTGATATTCATTTTTCAAATTTCATGAATTTGTATGTTCGTTGGTATAAATCATCAATTACACAAATTAATACCAGGGTTGAAATGATTAGAAAGATCTCTAAAGAGATGATCATTGGATGGGAGGCCTATAAGAAGACATTGGTTAAAGAGAATCAACATTTCAAGGAATTGGAGAAAATAAATGGGTCATATAAGTTGCAATCATCCATGATAATTCAAACATTAAGAAAAGAATATGTTGATGCTAAGGTAAAACAAGAAACAAGTGGATTAAGTTTAGATGAGTGGTGTGGGGCGAAATGGAACATGATGAAGGAGAATGTCCTACTTAAATATGTGCTGGACAATAAGGTCCATAAATTAGTGGTATTCGATAATTATTTTTTATCGCCACAATAAATATTCTCAGATTTGGTTACCCACAATTCGAAGATCATGTGGTTGCGATGAGGAAGGGAATTGTGAGGTATTTAAAAAAGCAACCAATTGACAATGATTTCACTTTTACAAAATTAAAGAAAATAACTGGTGGTTTGAAGAGAAGAGTATTTTCTCGTGGTGGAGTCAATGATGTCAATAGAGTTTTTAGAAATACATTATTGTTTATGGGTGGTGGCACTGCTAGTAAATGCAGTCAATTTAATGAGTTTATATGTTGTGGTGGAAATGGAATAGATCAATTGCGATATTTGAAAGGATTTGACATTGAATATAAAGAGGATCATAAATTCCAAGTATCAACTGATGAAATCCAAAAATGGTGTTTTGGTAATAGGAGAGTAGATATAACTAGTCAATATGATAATATTCAATATTGGGTTGACATAAATGAGGATTCATCAGCAGGTCCAAGTTATAATAAATTGGGATATAAAAAGAAAGGTGATGCATTATCATTAGGGTTAAAGAGTGCAAATGATATTATTAAAGAAATTAAAATGAAAGGTTATAGTAATAGACGAATAATATGGAAGCTTGGAGGACGATCAAAAATCGTTAGTATAAAAGATGCACATGAGAAAATGTTAAATGGTAAAGCATTAGGGCGAGCGATTTGGGTACCTGACATAGAAGAGACAATTATATCAAACGTTATTGTGAAAGGAATCAACCTTATGTTAACTGGAAATCCTATGAAAGAAAAGATTCTAATAGGATTTAATAAATATAAAGATAATATAAATATGAAGAAAAAAGTTGATTCATTTGATAAATTATTTGAAATGGATTATTCACAGTTTGATAGACGTATACCAGCATGTGTAATAGAACGTAGTTTTGAAGTAATAAAGAAGTTATTAATATGTGAAGACTATGTTTACAAAATTGTTGATTGGTTAAAATATCAATTTATTAATTGTTTGATTGATCTTGGAAACGGTGAGTATGTTGAAAAAATTGGTGGTATCCCATCTGGATCAGGGTTTACAAGTATTGTAGGATCCATATGTAATGCAATTATGATGAGAGAAGCATGTTATATGTATGATTTAATGATTAAAAGAGGTGATTTAGACTTTATGTTTTATGGTGATGATACACTAGGTTTTAAAAATGATAAATCAATTCAGCCATTAAGTTGTTTTAAACTATTAAGGATTATTCAGGGTAATATGGCTGATATGTTTGGTATGGTAATAAAAAATGAAAAAATGAAAGTTGCTAGTTATAAGTATTTAAAGATAACAACACCAGTTTATGATGTTGATGTATCAGCAGGTAGTGGTTTAGTGAAACCAATTAAGTATATCGTCAGTGATGATCCTGTTAGATGGTATGATATAATTGGTACATCACATCGGTGGTCGTATCTTTTTTCAAAAACCTGGTCGTTTCTCAAAATGTCAATGACTAAAGATGGTAATTTA